GAGATACAGTTGCCAGGTGTGACCTATTCAGCATTTGATGTAAAGTCAGTTCATAAAGGTATCACTCAGAAGTTACCAACTGCAAAAGTATATAATGAATTAGATGTTAGTTTCTTTATGGACGGAACATCATTGCCATTGAGATTCTTTAGGGCATGGCAAGACTTCATTCAGAATGGAGTCGCACCTAATCCTGAGTTCTTCTATGATGATCAACCATACACTAGAGTGTTGGCATCTAATTACTATGAAGACTTTGCATGTGATATGTTTATACACAAGTTAGAAAAGTTTGAGGGTTCTGGAGAGAGACCTAGAGATGAGAATGGAAACGAGATAAAAGAAGATTATATTGAGACATGGACTGCAAGACTAGTAAATGCATATCCATATACTGTAGCATCAATACCATACTCTGCAGGTCCTGCACAACTTGTTAAGGCAACTGTAGGATTTTACTATGAGTATAGTCACTTAATTCACAATATGAATTAGGTGCTATATAATATACTGAAATTATAAATTATGCCATTACCTGATATTGCGACGCCAATTTATACATTAACTATTCCTTCCACAAAGAAGAAAGTAAAGTATAGACCGTTCCTCGTCAAAGAACAGAAGTTATTAATATTGGCATTGGAGAACGATGACCAACAACAAATATTAGACGCTATAACAAATACCATACAGGATTGTGTACACACTAAGGTAAATGTATCAGACTTAGCATTGTTTGATATAGAATATCTTTTCTTACAAATACGTGCCAGATCAATCAGTGAAGAGATTGAGATGAAAGTTACGTGTGCAGATGATGGTGAGACAACTGTAGATGTAAAGTTTATGGTAGACGATGTTAAGGTTAACTTTCCAAAGGGACATACTAATATCATAAAACTGAATGACGACTTAACTATAGAGATGAAGTATCCTGACATTGATTACTTCACTAAGATTAATTTTGTAGGTGGCGAACCAGATCCATATGAGTTAGTCGCTAAATGTATCAAACGTGTATACGTTGGAGAGGATGACTATACTCCAGATTCTGAGCAGGAGTCTAGAGACTGGGTAGAAGGTCTGACCAGTGCACAGTTTGAGGGTATACAAGAATTCTTTGAGACAATGCCAAGTCTAAAGCATGTGTTGAAGGTCAAGAACCCTAAAACTAAAGTTGTAAATGAGGTTGTATTAGAAGGGTTATCTGATTTTTTCGCATAGCCCTCTTCCACGAGGGCATCATGACCTTTTATCAGACTAATTTTTCTCTCGTACAACACCATAAATATAGCTTGAGTGATATTGAAAATATGATGCCTTGGGAACGTGAGGTATATGTGAACATGTTAGCAACTCATCTCCAGAAGGAGAGAGACAGAATCGCAGAGGAACAACGTAGATCCTAATGGACTTTTCAGCAATCCTAAACTATACAAAGAAGGCAGCAAAGAGTTTGACTGTCGGGGTAGTTGGTGCTGTCAGTGCAGATAAGACAACTGGTGTAGTTCCTGCTATAGCACCTATACCTATAGAAGCTGTAGATACTTCATATGCACAACCAGAAGTTATAAAGCAGGATCCAAACGAACCTGAGAAAGATTACGAAGAAGTAGTAGTAGAAAGATTAAAAGAAGTAGCAAGAACTAGATCACTACCATATGAAAAGAAACCAGAGGTAGCACTAAAGTCGGGTGGTTTAGTCAAATCTGAGACCGTTGCAAAGGTTGCAGAAGAAGAACCAGAAGTAGTCACTCCAGTTAAGAACTATGGAGAGTCAGTAGAACAAGTATACAAACAGGGTGCAGCGTTAATCATAAGCTCATCAATGGGTTTCTTGAAGTCACTACCACCAACTCCTGCCAAGGGTAGTGTCGTAGCAGAAGCAAATAGACTAAAAAGCATATTCGGTATTGCTGATACACCAAAACCACAAAAAGTTATTGGACTGAAAGCACCATTGAAGTGGTGGGGTGGCATGGCAGCGACTGGTGCTACTGCTGTTGCTATGGGTGCACCTCAAAAGAAAGAAGGTGGTAAAGATGGCGGTGGTGGTTTTGGCAATCCACTCAGAGCATTTAGGAACATCAAGAAGATGTTCAAGAAATTTAAGGTTGGTAAGGTATTTAAGAAGACTAAGATAGGAAAGACTCTTAGGAACACAGCAGCTGGTGTAAAGAAAGTAACCAGAGGTGCGGGCAAGATAGCAAAGTCTGGTGGTAAGTTAGTTAAAGGTGCAAGTAAAGCAGGAAAAGCATTACTTAAGAAAGGTGCTAAGAAGATTGGTGCTAAGGTAGGAGCAAAGGCAGTTGCCAAGGTAGGAGCAAAGGCACTAGGTAAAGGACTGTTGAAGAAGATACCTTTTGTTGGTATGGGTGCAGGATTACTATTTGCAGGACAACGATTACTGAAGGGTGACTGGAAAGGTGCAATGATGGAAGCAGCGTCTGGTATCGCAGGTACAATACCTGGCGTAGGAACTGCTGTATCAGTAGGACTTGATGCTGCACTTGCTGCTAAAGACATGGGTGTATTGCCAGGTCAGAAACAAGCAGAGGAACAACAAGGTGGTGTACAAGCACCTGATCCTACAAAAGACATGTATGGAAAACCTATTATACTGAACCCATCTACTAAGAAAGCATGGGAGAAGGCAGTTAACGCTGCTGCTAAGGATGGTATCAACTTGCCTATGAGTGTGACATCTTCATATAGAAGTCCAGAACAACAGGCAGCATTGATAGACGCAGCTGAAGCGGGCGATGAACGTGCAATCAATCCTGCTCCCGTAGGACAGTCACCACATGGACAAGGTTGGGCAATTGATATTGATTACTACTCGAAAGCAAACGAGTGGATGAGAGAGAAGGGTAAGAAGTTTGGTTTCCAATGGCAGGGTGAGAAGGATCCAGTTCACTTTGATTACTATAACAACGAACCTAACGATAAGTGGTTGCAACCTGGCAAGAATAAGTGGATACCTAATCTTGATGATCCAGTAGGAAAACCATCTGGATCAGGTGATGGCGGTGCACCACAGGGAGGAGGAGGCAGTAGTGTATCACCTCCATCTGGATCAAGTTCAGCAGAGACACTAGCAAGTGAACCAGTAACACAAGGTGCTCAAGGAGCTGGTGGTGTTGTATCCACACCTCCACAGATTATACCTGTGGGAGGTAAACCTCAAATAGTTTATGTTCCAGAGGTCAAAAAGGAATCTACTAAACGAAGGAATACAATCATTGATGTGTTCGGTAAAGGATCATCGGAGGTAATAGCATGAAGTTGCCAGGCGATTCTGATAAACAACAGGCAGTATCACATGAGATGATGCAGAGATCTCTGCAGTCACAACGTCGTGTAGTAAAGAGAGTTGGACTGTTAGAAGATAAAGTAGCAGAACTAGAAAAGGTAGAGGAAAGGGTTGATGACATTGAATCAGCTGAAATTGAGCCTGGGACAAAATTAGGTGATTTAGCAGATGGTGCTAAGAAAATTGCTAAGGGTATAGGCAAGTCCATAGGCAAGAACGCATCGTTACTTGCTGATAAGGCAGGTAAAGGACTGCAGAAGGCTGGGAAAAGTGCAGCAACTGCAGCGGGCAAAGGTATAAAATCAGCAGCAGATGCAACTGGTAAAGGTATTAAAGATGCTGCGTCTGCAACTGGTAAAAATATTAAGAAAGGTGTTAAAGGTGCAGCAGATGCTACTGGTAAGGCAGTTGGTGATGCAGCGAAAGGAGCAAAGGATGCTGTAGGTAAGCAAATTGGTAAGGGAACTGAGAAACTAACAAACATAGGTAAAGGTCTACGTGACTTTTTAAAAGATAAAGCAAAGAACGCACTCAAGTTACCTGGCATGCCTGATAAGTTATCGCCTAAGTCAAAGAGTGAGGGTAAAGGTAAAGAATCTACGGTATCACCAAAACCAGAACCAAAACAAGATCTTGTTCCTGATCCAGTAGCAGCAATGGGTGTGGATCCCAAAACTGGAGAATATTTAACTCCAGAAGAAAGGAAAAAGAAATTTAAAGAACGTAGAGCATTAAGAGAGAAGGGTATTGATCCTGATAATCTACCAGAAGCAAAAGATATAGAGAAGGTAGATACTCTAGAGGAAGCAGGAATAGGTAAGGATGACACTAAGAAGAAAGTCAAGAAACAACTAGAAGATGAGTTTGAAGTAGATCCTAAGATGAAGAAAGCATTTATGGAAGCGTTGGCACTACCCGCCAAGTCTGCTGCTGTTGCTATCACTGATCTACTAGAGAAGATTCCTGCACCAAGTAAGGAAGCATCTAAGATATTGAATAGAAATATATCTAAGATATCTCAACAATTTAAGTTGGGTGCTGCTAGTGCTGAAGTTGCCAATGATGAAGAAGATAATGATTCAAAGAAAGAAGAAGGTAGTGGTGGATCATTCCTAGGAACTATGCTTGCTAAAGCATTCAATCTTGCTAGAGGTGCCATGGGTGGTGGTGCAGGACAGACTGGTGATGGTGCAACAGGCAGTCAACCTATGTTACCGCCAGGTGCTACAGGAGATCCAAGTTACGGTAGACGTGCACCATTTACAGGAACTGCAGATGGTATTGGTATGGGTGATCCTAAGTCAGGTGAGAGAGCGATGCAACCTATCAAGAAACGTACCAGTCTTGCTAGAAAGATGTTTAACATGACACCTATGGGCATGGCATTTAATGCAGCATCAGCAGGAATCAAAGGTGCTAAAGCAATTGGTGGTAAGATCATGGGTGCTAAAGATAAGATAGGTGGTCTAGCTAAGAAAGCATTTGGTATGACACCTATGGGTATGGGTCTAAAACTTGGTATGAAAGCATTTGGTGGTATCAAAAATATATTTGCACCAAAAGACGAGCAAAAGGTAAACCTAACAGAACTGACTGATAAAACTATTCAAGAGAATAGAGAGAACGCTGATGCTAAAACTAAGAAAGCAGTTGATACTGCTGCAGGAACTGGTGCTGCAGTAGCAAATATGTCAATGGGTGGAGGTGCTCCAGTGCAGTCTGAGGGTGGTGGTCTTGCTCAACCAGAAATTATAGAGTCACCATACATTGACGTCTACAACACAACTTCGCAATTCTAATGTCAGTCAATACACAGTCAAATTTTCAATTACTTGCTTTCCTTATTGCGGACTATCCCCCAATAACGAGCAATCAGGTGCTGTATGTAAAATATACAGAGGACATGCAGGCTGCTACCATGAAGATGGAGGTTCAGATTACTGACACTAGCACTGGTATGTTATCTGAATTAGTTGGTATGGAACGTGTATTCATTTCCATAGGTGATAGTGAAGCAAAGACTGAGATTGGTGGAGACTTTGTGATATATGATATACAAGATAGAAAGAACGTTGGTGGTAAATCATCTGCTGTTCTTATGCTATGCACTGTTGACTTTTTAAACAACGCTGCTAATAAAGTATCACGTAGATTTGGTAAGGGTCAAGGTAAGAAGATTAATGATATTGTAGAGAAAGAGATATTAAAAGACTTAATAGGTGTTACTGATAACAGAATAGCAAGAATAGAACCATGTGTTAATAATTTCTCATTTGTATCACCATACTGGAATCCATTTACTGCAATCAGATGGTTAGGAGCAAAAGCAATACCAGCTACAAAAGGTAGTGGTAAGGCATCAACAGCAGGATATGCTTTTTATGAAACAAGGGCAGGATATAACTTTGTGTCATATGATTCGTTTGCTAGTCTAGAACCAGTCACAAGAATGGTTATAGGACATGAACCAGATGAATTAGAGGAAGAAGATGATACAGGTATTACTCCTATATCATCGG